GTAAATCCCAATTACTGTTACTCATTGTCATTTTCTCCTTCTCTCTTTAAGAGATTTTCTATCTCATTTATAAAGGTATCTGTCATACCTTGCTTATCTACTTTGTCCCATATGTTCAACCAATCTTTTCTATTGGTTGATGTTTCTACCCAACGTACATCAGGTATATTAGGAAGTATTTCTATTGCTTCCATTGGAACATCAACTGCAACTGTGGTGTACTCTTTGTCTAAGGGCATACCATCTATGCGTTTGACAATCACTTCAAACATAAGTCTGACATGAGTGTCTGTTTCTACACCTTGCTTGTGATAATGGGGCATAGCCATCACTAACACACAAGGGAATCTGTTATCTGCTACAATATCTAAATCGCTATCCATAGTTTCATCTAAGAAACTTGGAACAATTTGTCTGTTGTAGTCGTTGTCTATTGCTAGACCATTGAGATATTTCAGTATGTCTATTGTTATAGCACAGTTTTTAAGCCGTTCACTAAACTCGACAATGTCTGAAGTATCTCCCTCAATACCACTAGGCATTATTTCTCCTCTCCTACACAACAGTTACAAAACTCTACATCACTAGAATTAATTGTGTCTGCTGTATTATCTTCTTTCTTTACTAAGTCATCTACGCAGTTACCACACAAGGCATAGCTCAGATGTACCCAGATACTCTTAGGTTGGTTTGCTAAGTCAACCACTTCCATTTCTACATTACAGAAATCACACACCCACAAGTCGTCTGGAATGTTTGTGTCTACTAATGTATCAAACACAAAGTCCTCTCGTCCATACTTGTCAAAGTGTGCAGTTCTCTCTGCTCTGTCTTTTTTCCTATGTAATATAGGATTTGATATGATAGTATTTTCAGCCATCATTCTCCTCTCTGAAAGGAGATACAGTATACATTCTTGGCGAATGAGCAGTAAGTTTGAACTCAGCATTGTTATCTGCTAAAGATACAATCTTATCTACTTCATCTACTGCGTCCTCTTTTGATACATCACTATCAAAGTAGAAATCAACAGTCAATATATTCTCATCTCTTTTCATATTCTTATCTACGTATTCGTATATTTCACTCACAACAATCACACCCTTTGTCCATGACTTGCATGTTTACTTGCTCATGTAATGTAAAAGCACCAACATGTTCGTTGTGTCTAACACAACCAATAAGTAATTGATTGTCTATATTAATTCCTATCTCTAAACTAATATATTCTCGTGGTGCTACATCTAAGCCATCTCTATCTATTTCCTCGATACACTCTTTACAATGTATGTAAGCAATAATCTCTTTTGATGTAACTTTCTCACTCATCACTTTACGCACTCCTTTCTATGACTTTCCTTTAACCAATAGTCGACATCAAGTGTGATATCGGGGTGGCTAAGTATGTCATTTATATCTACTACGGCTTTGTTTACTTCCTTACCACACTTTTTACATACCATTATCTACTCGCTACGTACATAGAAATACATATGAAAAGTATGGGTGCTAGTAACCCTATTAGAATTACATCTGTACTTAATCCAAACATTACTCTTTATCCTGTAACAAAATCTTAAACAACTTTGTGTGTCCAGATATTTGTTTCTGTAATAGTTCAGTTGCTTCT